CATACAATCACTCCTCCACAATATTGACATTGATCTCAACAGGTTTATCTTTATCACCAGATAACTCTGTCTTATCAGTAAACAATTTCAAATGCTTGCCTAACAACTCTAATGATCTATTAGCGCCAGACGAGTCAAACTTATATTCACCAGTAGGATTCCCTTCACGATCAAGAACAGGCTCAGCCTGCATACACCTTTCAGCCACATTCTTTATGCTCTCAATAACATAATCTGCTGTAACGAGCGTGCGTGCCTCTCTCTGCTTTAATAATGTGTCTATAGCATCTTTCACCTTAACTAAGCTTAATAATTGACTAGCCTTAACCTCAGCAGTCTTAGCACTATATCCAGCCCTTATTGCAGCTTGCTTGCCATTCCTATCAACAAGGTATTCAGATACAAATACACTTTGTTGAGCTGTTAATATACTCATACCTTAACACCTCCTTAACTATTACCTTTCCGTAGGATGATCTCTATCTAATAGAATACAAAAAATAACAACTAAAATTAATGGACTAAATGCTAATATTTCAATACCACTCAAATCCCCTCATTAAAACCATAAAACAAGCAACTACTAATAAATATATACTGATACTCTCCTCCATCAGCAAAGGGTAATTGCCTGTTTTACAACTTCAATAATAATTTAAATATATTTTAATTAACGTGTTGACAACGTCATCCCACTGTGATAACATAAGGACAAGCAGTAAATCACAGGGAGGCAAACAAAATGTAGAATATGCAGGATTAGAATTAATAGAAGAGAATGACAATGGAGATAAATTGTACAAGCTTCAAAATGATTTATTTGATACAGTAGTGCTTGTCTGCGGAGAAGAAGAATTTGCTTTAACCGATTGGCAGTCAAACGATCAACCAGAATCATTAGAAGAAGCCATTACATATGATTGGTTGCCTCTCGTTGATATCTTTGAATGGCATGCTGCATAATCAAATAGTAAAGGGGTAATAACATGCAAAAAGAAACTCGCCTCAACATCCGCATATCACCAGAACTAAAAACAGATTTCGAAACATGGTGCGAACAGAACGGAACAGATCCATCACATGAGATTAGAAGATACATAACAATGCTTACTAAAAATCAAAGGAGTGTTGATAATGGCAACATCAATTTACGATCTTAAAGCAGCACAATATAAACTTGAAAAATTAAGGAAGAAAAGAACACGTTTCGAAAAGAAGCATATCAAAGATGAAGAAGTTTTAATATCTGACAATATGGAATACAGGTTATTAATTGCACAAATAAACTGGTTAGCGGATAAAATTGAAGACTTAGAAAAATTAGAAGCAGAAAAGAAACCAATACTTAAATGGTTTATAGATGAACCGTCTAAATAGGCGGTTCTTTTTTTATACAGAAAAGCCACCTCCTAAGAAGTGGCTACAACCTCAAGTAAGTCCCCACCAACCTACCAGCAATGTTTACTACCCATTCCAATATAGTAAACTCCCAACTTAATATTATTAACCTATCATCATGATAAATTGTATTTGTATCATTTCCCACAAGGGGAATCGCTGGGCATTGCATCACACTTCCGATACACTTTTACATCTGCGCTCAGCGATTATAAGGTTTGTATACAGCAGTCCTTTCAAAAAGTTTGAAGAGCAAATTTCCATTCCTGCTGATATATTAAACTCTAATACTGGTTATCTAAATAAATATCGTTTAAAAAACTTATATCGCCAGTATTAAAATTAATATCTCTATATCTACTATTAGATCTACGATGATTAATCCCGTTATAATTTTGATTGTATTTAGCAGTGCACCATTCTAGATTGTCAATAGAATTGTTTAAACGGCATTCATCTTTATGATTTATCATTGGATAATCATTGGGGTTATCTATAAAATGTTTAGCTAATAACCTATGCATATAAAGGTTCTTTCTTGATCCATTAAAACTTAACGTAACGGCATGGTATCCACTATTGATAAATAATTTTAATTCTTTACCGTTATCATTATTAATCACTCTGTTTAAATTGCTTATTTTATATTTGCCTTGATAACCTTCTATGTCTTTCCATATTCCCAATATGATCACCTCTTCTTATTAGTTGAAAGAGGGAGGGTGTTAACCCTCAAATCTTTTTTTGTTGATGATATTATTTTATCACCTATTTAGACGTTCACACCGCAAAGTTGTCTGCTTTTTGACAGGTTTTTGACAGTATTTCGTTTATCTCATTTAGTGCCGATCTTTTATATCTATCAAACTGGTCTCTGCTAATATTAAGTGTAAACATCGTTTCAGTTTTACTAAGCCTCTGATAATAATGCACTTTAACTAGATCTCTCCAATCGGCTTTTAACGATTCAAATGCTAATTCAATAACTCTTACCTGTCTGCATATTTGAGTTGTTTTAGCTATTGTATAGTCGTTTTGAGTAGCGTTTTTAATTCCGTAACTTTCAGTTTGTCTACTTATTCCGGACGCTCTTGGAGATCCATCGCTCACCGATATGCAATTGGGGAACACATCGTATAATCGTTCCTGCTCTATGATTGATTGGCTTTTTAACCTGGGGTAGCTTCTTAATATTGCCTCTATCTCACTGTCGGTGTAAAGTTTTGGCATAAATACCTCCTTATTTAATCAAATAACGTATCAAAAGTGTATAATATCCCAATACTAGCAAACACGGAAACCATTATACCTATTGAGATTTCGCTAAATTCGCTATTAATTAATATGCTGATCAACAAACATAACATATATTTTATAATACATCTCATATCCCTCTCTCCTTGCTCATTACAGCCTCACTCTTTCCTGTTAGTCAGTACACTATTCCAATCACACGAAAACCTTTATTTAGGTACTTTCTGACCTTGTGATAAGGTTTATGCAACATGGCATTATACCAACCGCAAATTGCTGTCTAGCTGTGTTTCTAATCCTTCACATATATTAACAAGTCTCATCTTACTGCCAATCAATCTACTGTGCAGTGAATCTAACTCCCCACTCACCGTTTTATATTGATCAACGGCTTCATCTCTAATTGGACAACATTTTTCCTGTCCTGGTACAAATATTAATTCTTCAATTCCTGAAATTAATTTATTAATCATTGATATTTGTTCATTTATCTCTCTAATTTGAATGCTTATCGATCCACTTTTTTTGGTATTACAACTTTGTTCACTATCACCATAATATTGATTCCCACCAGGGTTACAATCCCCTATAGACGTTGCTAATTCTCTTGTTGTTAAATTACCTCTATTCATTTCAAACACACTCTCCCTCATATTTTTAATAGCTCAGCAAATTCCTAATTATATCCTTTGTACTCTGATCACCTTCACGCTGGAAATATCCAATTGCTGCTTTATATTTTGCTAGTTCCGTTTCTAAAGCTTCAATTTTATTGAATGGATCTCTATCTGCTTCTTCTTGTGCTAACTTATCCCATTCTTCTTGCCTTTCTTTTGATTGTTTGTATACCTTATCAAAATGTTCTTGATTTATCACCCATCACACCCCCACAATCCAATCAAGCATATCAAACTCTCTACTCTTCCTCACCATATACTGATTGCAAATATCCCTCCTCTGGTGAGTCCTGCCACGTTTGTGACACATGATTTCTCTGCCATCAACCCTCTTCTTAAGATTTTGGCAATCGTCACATTTTGCCATCATTCTTCACTCCCAAGCATTCCATACCCAGCAATGTCCATCCAAGGATTCTCGTTAAACGCTCCCTTTACATTCGATATCCTGCATAACTTATCAAGTACACGAACCATTAGTAACATATCTTGATATTGATCAGGCTTTACTCCATTGGGATATAATATTTTTAATATATCGGTTGCCGTTGTTGCCCCATTGCCGTATGCATTCCTCTTTTCATCTAGCAACATGCCAAGCTTAGCTCCTACTGATTCAAACTTTCCAACTTTACTTTTCCCGTTATTTATAATTTCTTCTTTAGACACCCATCTATCGCCTTTTGTGCAATGCCCTGGGTAAATGCAATGCCCATCTGCGTCTCCATAATGGCACTGATAGCAATCTCTTTGCATCACTCTTCCCCCTTCCGATTAATCGACTTATAAAAACTAAACCCATCAGGGTATCTATCTTTTAACTTAGCAACATTTGCATTTATAACATCTTCTAGCTTAATACCCATAACTTCACATCCAAGAGCTAAGTACCAAGCACAATCACCCATTTCTTTAACTATCTTATCTTTATCTAGTTTATGTCCATGAAATAAATGTTTCTTTATTAGTTCTACTACTTCTCCCGATTCGCCACACAATCCTAATCCAAAGTTAGCTATGTTCTTGCAGTTACTATTAGCTGTCCTCATGGCTAATGTTTGGTACTCATTAAAATCCATCATCCAACCGCCTTTTTATTTAAATACATGTCATGGTAAGTAACCCCTACCGCTATTGCTGCCCACACATCTTTACTAACTCCATAGAACCAACCTTTGTTATTCTTCGTACCTACCACACCAAACCTATCTATCAATGCTTGCCGTATATTGCCATCCTTCGCTTTCATAGTGTGGCATAGGTTCATTTTTTCATCTTTGCGGTATATGTAGGTTAGGTTGTCTATTTTTGTATTGCTGTGCGCTCTTTCTGTAAGTCTTCCAACCCAAACACAGGTATTAAAAACAGACTCACCTACTGCCATACCGTAACTAGCTATCATTTCAATTGCCACATACTTTATTTTGTGTTCAATGATAATATCAGTTAAACAAAACGCCAATCTATGGTTTTCCCATTTCCCAAATTCAACAGGCTTTAAATTTTCATCAAGCACAACATACGCACTCTCAACCGAACCAGGATCTATTGCGAGTATCAATACTCCTCCACCGCCTTTTCCTCAATTTTCGGCATACCACCCAACTTTTCTAGAATGATGTTGTTACGAGTATAATAATTTTCAGGCTGCCTACACACTGCACTATGATACTTCAACTGCATATCATACAATTCTCGCTCTGTGAATACTTGTAGGAGGATTGCTTTATTGTCCATTTTGTTCTACCTCCACCAATAATTTAAATCCGCACCAGTTACCGTAAACATCTGCAATATCTAACACTGCTTGGCTTAATGATCTGTAGCATAGGCTTCTATTTCCGTTTTCAGTTAGATAATAATACTGTTCTCCTACCTGTTCAACCGATATTGTTGTTGTGTCTGCTGTTGTTGTTGTTGTGTCCGCAAAATTCAGCTATTGATATTATCATTTAATTCCTCCACCAGTAATTCCAGTACCGTCACACGCTCCACATTTTGGACTTCCGTGGCTGTCATAATATCCGCTGCAGTTACAGGCAGTACATTTTTGTTTCTCGTCACCCAGTAAACCAACATCTGGCCCCTCGCCATATAATTCTGCGCATCTCTTAGAATTAGGATTAAATAAAAACACACAACCGTCACCACTAACACTGCAAGAATAACGTCCCTCTTCATGATCAAATGTAGCGCATTTACAACTCATTTCCGCACCTTCACTAGCAATTCGGCTCGTTTTTGGCAAGCTTCTGCAATATCACAAATATCAATGCGACAGCTTTCTTTTTCACATTCTATTGAGCATTTTGCAAACAACCGCCCCAACTCAGCGTATGTTTCTTGCTTTACACTAAGTTTAGCAGCCTCTAACTGCCAATACCTTGCTGATTTCTCCGCTGCTTTAAGATTGGCAATAATGTCATTTTTTTCTTTTCGTAAGCAATAATACTTATAGTCACTCACACCCGCTCAACTCCTTCAAATGGTTGCTCCCAATATTGATAATTACCATATTTACAAGCCACCATTTCCACATCACCACGATCACAACCAACTGAAAGTTTTTTATCCGGATCTTTTATTGATAACTTACAATTATTACAATCATGTGGATCGCTATTGTCAAATTCTACTAATTTACTCATCTACTCCACACTCCCAGTCTCATATTCCCATCCACTCTTACACACACTCTTATTCCAAACCTGATACGATTCACCAATTCGAACAACCACCATCACCTTGCCAGTCTTAACCGCCAATTCATCTGCCTTACCTGACCAATACTCTAGCTTACTAGGAGCAGTCACCTTATCTGCTAGTCTCTGAAAGTCTAGAATTGCTTGCTGATCGTTCATAATGGTTTATTGGATATTGGTTTAATTTCAAGTCTTTCACCTGAATTATCCCCTCCAAAACTAAAAGTATCTATTATCCCGTCACTGTAAAGTACGCTCATTACTACACTTTCAACAGCTAACGGATCTCTAGCCATTTGCTTAACCATTTTATTTAGTGCATGCATTTCATTAATTTTCATAATCTACTTCCCATCCATCCTCTTCTTCAAAAACTCCACCGCCATACTCGCATCACTAAACCCATGATCATACCCACTGTCATACATTGAGTTATTTACAAACTTGACCTTGCATAATAGCCCAACTATCACGCCTATGATAAACGCTACCAGTCCTATGATTGCGTATTCCATGGTTATGCCTCATTGATTAATAGGTCTGCATTTTGGTGGATATTGCCGATTACCTCGACCGCTGGCTCTTGTCCGACGTACACGATTTTTCTTTCTCTTTCAATCGTGAACCCTAAAAATCTGCCGTTATTTTCATCCCATTCCACAACTGCCACCACACCATTTCTGGTTTTAAATATATCCCCATCATAAATCCACACGCCGTTTCTACTTTGTAAGCCTGTGTACTGTCCAACTGTTTCAATATCAACCGGAATCGGCTTTGAAGTAATTTTTATATCACACATACATTGTTTTGTTTTTACACTATCATCAATAATCCAAGCATGATAATTTTTTACAATCAGTGATCCGTATACAAATTTTTTGGTTCGAATTTCTATCCCCCGGAATCTTATTTCCCTCACAATTACAGCCTCCCCTAATGTTTTCTCAACGTCCTCACCGCAAACCCCTTCTCAATCATGTCTTCCTTGCTTTTAAATCCGTGGCGATTTGCATGTACATATGTCAATACTTCCTCACCGCAAATTGTACATTTATACCTCTTTGCCCTTGGAGATTTATCATATTTAGAAGGTACTGAACTGCCTATTTGCAAGTACCTCTCTGTGTTACATGCTTGTACCCCTGCATATCTGCTTAATCTAGACATTGACCAACCTCCAATACTTAGTGTTTACTCGCCTTCCACCCCAACCAGTTCCACCATGTGCAGGAAGTCCCCTACGTTCGCGCCAGTCGTGAAAAGTTGTACACCCTATGTTTCTCTCCTGCGCTGCCTGTTTGTCCAATAGACCGCGATTATAGCAGTTTAAACGCGCTTCTTCCTCTTCTCTAGGCAAGTGGTTACCTTTCACAAATGCACCTCACTTGATCATTTTTATATCAATACCTAAACTACCCATAATTCCCAATACTTCATTATCAATCTTTTCTGAAATTTTGCGTTTACAAACGGACTCATACATTTTTAGAAATTGCGCTCTAATTGTCCCCATGTCCTCTGTAGCAGTCTCACATAACCCTGTCCATCCCATTGCCAAGGCTGCTCTTTCAATCTCAGGAGAGCTAAACACAGGCTTCTTGTAAATAAAGGCATCGTTCATCTGTTTTAAAACTTCGTTCCATGCTTCATCTGGAGATTTGTGTTTAGTGCCTCTTGCTACTTGAACCATGTTTTCAGCTTCTCCGATAACTTTTGAAATTGATGGTAAAAAATCGCACGTCCTCATACACTTTTTAACACTGATCATTAATTCAATTTCATCCATAAACATTAATTCTTTTACATATGTATCAAGAGTGCCTTTGCCAGCTTTGGAATTAGGAAAGGCTAATATCAATGGTGTCAGGATCTTCAACGCTGTTTCTTTGTCCATCACCTCTATATTCCTCCATCAATTCCGTTATGATATCCATTTGGTTATTACCCCTGCATTGCTTATTTTTAGGGAATAAGTCTGTTTGCGCTTCCTCAACCTCATCGTTCCACCGCTCACCGTTCAGCCACGTTGCAGCATTCGGTATAAATTGTCCGCCCTGTTTTACCCAATTAGTTGATTTAATAGCTTTTTTTAACCCATCCATGATATTAATTAACAAATCATCAGTTAGTTTAATTTTATTCCAAGCCTTTACCGCATCTTTCTTGGCTTCTTTTTTAGGGTACTCTTTCCAAAACGAATCAAAAGAATCTATGTAAGTGTTGTTAAAAATAATTGGATTCGGATTGGATTCAGATTCGGATTCGGATTGGATTGGATTACGGGGACATATGCAATCATCTGATATCATCTGATATCCATTAATATCATCTTCCGTCGGATGTGGGTATTTGCTGCGTTTTGCCCTAATTTGCTGGTGTTTGTCCCAGGTAACCATTTGCAGGTACTTTCCTTCGCCATATACAAATATCAATCTGTGTTTTATAAGTGTATTTAACATCTTTTGAACATCTTTTGCCTTTAAACTCTCAACTCTAAGAGGGAAACATTTGGCTAATAGTATAGAAGGTCTAGCGTCCATACGACCGTAATCATCGCAATTTACCATTAGCCTATAAAAGAAGCATTCTTCATCTGATTTAAGTTGATCTACTGTATCGCTTGTACAAATAGATTCTTTGATTATCCTATTTGGCATTTCACCACCTACTTAATTATTAAATTAGTAGCCACTCCCTGCGGTTTATCTTTAATCAATGTCACTCTTCCGCCTAATGACATTCCGATTGTTATATCAAGCATCTGCATATCTGATTCTCTTACTGCCACAGGATAAATCACTCCGTTTTGGCAGTACATCAATACAAGTCCGTCCGTTTTACCATCTGACATATTATGAAACATTTTCATTCCTCCCCACGCATATTCCCCACCACATCGGCGCATACTATCCAAAAGGGGGTTAAGCCCCTAATGAATGTTTACCAAGGAGTTTCTTCATCTGGGAATACTTCTGCGCCGAACGAATTTACGTTATATCCTTCATTACCTTTTAACATCTTAGGTTCTGGAACTTTTACACCAGCCAGTACCTGCTCTACGCTGCGTATAAACCTGCATTTGGTGGACATCTTAGCCTCGCCTTTACTGTTTAAATATTGCTCTTCTCCGAACACTCCACCAAAGAATTTTCCCTTTAAAGTTTTCTCATCCCAATTCCATTTATAACCTTCGTTGCTGTTTTCAATTGCAGTTAGTAGTCCCTTGAAGAACTTAACGCTATTCCCCTCTGTGAGCTGTCTATACACTCCGTGATACTTTGCATCAGGATTAGTTAAAAAACGCCTCTGATAGTCTTCTGTGTAGAAATTAGCGCAATCTCCGTTTGCAATATCAAACTGAATTACTAGTACCTCTTTGCCTGTTGTAGTTGCTTCAATTCTAGCGTTTTTAATCTGGCATACGTGACCACCTAAGGTGATCTTCTTAAAATCACCTGTTATTATTTCCGCCTCGTCATATCCTTGTGGCTTCAACATATTATTTATCCCCTTTTATTTTTTATTTACTTAATTCCCAATAATCGCGAATTGCGTTATCGACAAATTTTAAGTCATTATCAATTTCTTTTTCGAACATTTCCATTGGACTTTTTACCGTGTCAGTACCATCAGTTTGAGTTACAAAGCTGTACTTACCGCTTTCAAATTTAGTCCTAAGAACTATGCTAAATAGTCCCTCAACCGTCAACTGATCGTCTAACATTTTCCCAACTGTTTTAGCCTTAATCCCTAACTCTGTTTTCTGTGTGTGGTGTAGGAAGTAAACTATACAATCAGCAGGTGTATTTTTAACTACAAAATCTATTAATGATTTAAAATTCAATGCCATATCTGTAAATTTCCCATACCCTGTAACCTTTGCTTTGTCAAACATTTCAAATGCCATTAAGTATTGACTATCATCAATTACGTAACGTTTTAATGTTGCCTTTTCTAGAGTTTTAGCTATTAATCCATAACTAGCGTTATCAGCCTTGTTTAACTTTTTACGAAATGGCAATGGTTTGCTTGCTACATTGAATATTCCAACTTCACCTATATCGAAATTTCTCATTGACGTTGATTTTCCTGATCCCGACTCGCCGAGGATCATAACAGGTATACCCATAACAATCACTACCCTTCGCAATATTTAAATGTGATATTTTCATATCTTGGTTTTATACCTCTACACCATTTAGATATACTAGATATGTTATATCCTGTGTCTTTACTCGCTTCTGTTACCGATTTGTAAACTATCCCTGTTTCAATGCATGTAACTCTTTTGCTGTTCTTTTCACCTATTTTTACACCTGTTTCAGTTGGTCTACTTTTACCTTTCCAATAACCTTCATTGCCTTTATGTGATTCGCTAAGATTTTTTAAATGTTCTTCTGAAAATTTCATTCCAAGTCTTGATTCACTCATATGTTTTTTATGTTCATCTGTAATAATTTGCTTACTTCTAGCTATTTTTCTTATTTTAATAGGAATTGATTTACTCGCTAACGATATTCTTTCTTTTGCTTCTTGTGTGTGTTTATATCCTTTTCGAATATCTCCACCGACATGAATGTTATAGCCGAATTTTCTGCTCCTTGTTTTATATTTAGCTATATAAAATATTTCTCTATCTTTGGCTTGTTCTTCTGATAAATTAGTTTCTAATATTTCATGATTAAAACCATCCCAACCATATTTATTTATTGAATTTCTAAATGATCCAGTTTTATAGCCTTTGCCATTTCTCCACCTGTCTTGTACGTTTCTGTATGTTATGCCAATATATTTCTTGCCATTTAATTTGTTGGTGTGGGCGTAAACTGTATAGCAATTTTCTATGATAATCACCCCCTACTTAATTACCCACCTTGTAGATTGTTGCAACTCAGCACCACGCACCTTAATATTAGCTTTCAAATCAGCAGCAATAGCCGTTTTGCTGATCGTGTATGTTGCAGGCACTTTGATTTTGTATTTACGCGGTATTTTGTTTTCGTCTAATATTGATACTGCTGGAGGATTGTTCTGTTTTTTGATAGTTGCAATTGTTGTTTTAATTTCCGTAAGTTTTGTGCTTTCTAATTGACTGAACAGATAATTTCCAATAGATGTTGCCTTGTTACTTATCGACAATTGCTTAGCTTGTAATCGTTTTATTTCTTCGCCCATACCTTTGCTATACACTTCTAAGTTTTTAAGCAACAGTACGGTATTCTGAGCCTTTACTTCGATTGCGCATTCGATCGACTCTAATGTATCTTTAATAATTTGAATATCTGTACTTTCATCTTCCAGCATAGCCATTACTTGATTGTAATTCCCTGTTAGCTCATACATTCGCATATCCAATAACCTCCACATTAACTTTATTTCCTAACTCCAAATCATCACCATACATCTCTTTCAATTCCTTCTCAGCCTTATCCATTGCTATCTCACTAATCAGTGCATCAACCTCTATTGATATGCCAACATCAACAAACATTACTTTGTAGATTCTAGCTTTCATAGCTCGCCATCCCTTTCCATCCGTTTGTATTCCTCAACATGCCACTTACCGCAAAAAGTCTGCTCTTTATACGTCTCAACTTCCTGCCCATCTTCAATCAACACACCACACAAGTGACACTCTGCAATTATCTCTATTGGTGGATCTTCTTGTATTGGTCTGCGTGTGTAGCGGAAGGGTTTTTCTTCGTACTGTTGACTAATGTCTAAGGGTTCGCTATAATTACGCATAGAGTTTATTCCCTTTCAAGCCTCCATTTTGCCGATGGTGGCTTTTTGTCATTTCAGCCATGATGCTGCCAGGAATACCAAGATTACAACAAATGCAAATCCTATGAATACGTTCTCTGCACATTCTGCGTTTAACCGCTGCTGCCTAACTATTGATGATACTCTGTGTTGTTCTAGCATGTTGTCACCTCCTTAAACTTCTAATGCTTTAATCCAACACTTACCACAAAGATTATCCATTTCTAAAGATGTTCTTTTAATACCATCACATATAACGCATCTTTTTATTTTTATTAGATAATCGTC